ATTTTGACCACTGTTTCTTTTGGTTTTCTTTTTGCCTCTATTTTGACCACTGTTTCTTTTGGTTTTCTTTTTGCCTCCATTTTGACCAGCCTTGCTTTTGCTTTTGGTTTTATCCGCCGCCGCCACCGCCGCCGCCCTCGCCGCCGCCACCCCGGCCGCCTTCCTCGCCGACACCGCCGCCGCCACCGCCTTCAGCGTATTCTGCTCTGCCATCCTTATTGCCGCCGCCTTCGCCTCCCTCGCTTCCGCCGCCGCCTTCCTCGCCGCCGCCTTCCTCGCTTCCGCCGCCGCCGCCAACGCCGCCGCCGCCAACGCCGCCGCCGCCTTCCTCGCCGCCGCCTTCCTCGCTTCCGCCGCCGCCGCCAACGCCAGATTATCCTTCGTGTCCTCATCTGTATCCTCGTCTGTATCCTCCCCCTCCACCTCCTCCTCCTCCTCTAACATATTATATAGTGTTGTATCTGGTGGTGGTGGAGGTGGTGGGTACGGTGGTGGTGGTGGTGGGTACGGTGGTGGTGGTCGTGGTGGTCGTGGTGGTGGAAGTAGAGGTGGAGGTGGAGGTGGAGGTGGTGGTGGAAGTAGAGGTGGAGGTGGAGGTGGAGGTGGAGGTGGAGGTGGAGGTGGAGGTGGAGGTGGAGGTGGAGGTGGAGGTGGTTGCGTAATACTTGTTGATATTAATGTATTAGATACATAATCAATCATTTCATTAATGCGATTAACTTCATTTTCGGTAATCGAATTTGGTTCATAGTTAATTAATTGAAAAATCAATGTTAAATATGAGTGGATTGCTATATGTGATGTAGTGTTTGCCTCCTCGTCTATTTTGTCTGTTAGGGTTTGGGTGATTTTTTCTATTTTGTTTATTAGTTCCGAGTTTTTTTCTTTGTTTTTGATAAAGTTTTTTTTTGATATTTTGTTGGAGAATTCATTATTTATTTGTTGCGATAAAGCTTTAAACCTTTTAAAAACCGATTCGGAGGATAATTCCGTTAAATCATTAGAATTAGTTATTGTAAAAGTAGGTTTATTACAATTCATACTTATAGTCATATTTATATTATAATTATACAATAATTTTGCTAAAAATATCAAGTTTATTAAAAGTTGTTAAAAAATAAATACCCTGTAATAGACTATCTGCTAAATCATCTTTTTTATTGTTTTTGTTAAAATAGTCAAGGTCATTTTCCATATTCTTTCTGCTGAGTAATTCTTGTGTATATAGAATACTTAATTGTTTTCTCTCTTTGTAGTCTGTTTTTTTATCAGTAAAAGGTTTTAATTTATTAGCAGCGGACATAAATTTGATATTGTGATTACCATAGTCAATAAAATATTGGGTAACCATACCCTGTATCGTTTTCATTCTATTGGCTATTGGACTAATTTGATTTTCTAATAATATAATATCAATATTACCAAGGTCTATTGTAGTAAATAGTTTGTTTAATTCTGTTTTTAAATTAACACCTAAATCAATTAATGATATATCATTAGCACTTATAGTATTAATATGATCAAAACAAGTATTATCAATATGTTCTTCAATTAATTTAACTAGTTCCACATTTGTAATTTTTTTATCAAATTCAATATTATTATCTGTTGCTATTTCGATTAGTTTTTTTAAACTTTTATTAGATAATCCCTTAGTTTCTATAGTGGGTAATTTATACTTTTTGTTTCGTGTGTGAATTTTACAAAAACAATCGCCGTCTTTTGTAAATTTTGCGGGTTTTTTACACAAGGAACAGAATGGTATTTTCTGACATAGATTTATGATATCCCATTTATTTATGATAAATTGTAGTGTATCTTCATTAATTTCTAAAATAGCAAAGGCAAGATTTTTAATACCTATATCAATACTTAGCAATTTCATTAATAATAATAAATAATTAGTGTTTATTATTATTAGTATAATATTATATTTATCTACAAAATTTTGTCGCACATGGAGTAGATAATTCTGTATAGGTAGTAGGTGAAGAACATGGTAATCGAGTTTAATATTAAGTAGAAACCAATGGGTCTGGTTTTCTTATCGAAGCACTGAATAACACCATTAACAAGTGCTAATATGGCAAAAAATAGAAACATCACAGCGAAAGCGTAGAACACTTGGCAATGTTCTTTGTCTAAAGGCGACATTAATCCATCTAATACAGACAAATTCATTGATATATATATTATATCAATAGATTATATATATTTGTTATTTTTATAATTAAAAATAACTATTACTTTTTCTCGCTGGCAGGTAGTTTGAATCTTGGCGTATGTAGTTGTGCCTGAAGCATCTGTCTTGAAATGAATTCATTTTTTAAATCGCCGGTTTCATATCCATATGGTTGATTGTCTGATAAAATATAATCAAAAATATACGGTTTGGTTGTAGCCATTCTATCTTTGTTATTAGAAAAAAACGGAGTAGTACAACACTCGTCGCACGCAGTCAATTGATTGTTTTTAATTATAGAATCAGCATTAGTTTGTAGATATTTTCTATATTCACTATTATTTGTTATATTAGCAGTCTCTTTTAATTTATTGTCTAAACTGGCTCCTGGTTCATAATTGGAATAATTTCTTTCATCATCAATTATAGGTGCGAAGTTAAAGTTATTTTTAACAGTATTGTTATCATTATAACAAGGACACTGGGTCATTTTATATATATTTTGATAATATTTTTAATATAAAAAATTTATTGTAATAGTTTTAAAAGCTCGGCTTTTTTCATTTGTTGGACGTTTTCATTATCGGTTAAATTTTTAGCAACTACTAAAGTTCTTAACTCATCTACCTTCTTCGATTTGTAATTTTTTTTTTCACTTGTATAGGTGGCTTGTGTATCTACTATGTCGGATAATTTGGGTGCTAAATGCTGTAAATCTAATTCTTGTAAATCCATAGGTAAATTATTTGTAAATGGATCATTGCTATCAACCTCAAATGTCTCATTTAACATTTTAATATCATCAAATATTTTATCTTTAATTTCGATAGTCTCAAATAAATTTAGAATTTTAGTTTTTATTTCGGGGACAACATCGGGTTCAACTTTAACGATATTATCTAATAAAGCATCGGTGTCATGATCGTCATCTTCATCTTCATCGTCATTGTCATCGTCATCGTCATCCTCGTCATCGTCGTCATCGTCATCGTCATCGTCATCGTCATCGTCATCCTCGTCATCGTCGTCGTCGGAGACGCTTATTTTTTGTTTAATGTGATTATCCATTACATTACTGGAACCGCCACACGTTGGTGAATTATCAAAACCAATGTCTTGATTTTGCTGTCCCATTAAAGCCATGTTGTTGTAATTCATAATAAAGTTTTGTAAAATTTTACCATGGTCAATAACACTGTTCTCCAGCATATTTAATCGTCTATAACAGTATATCATTACCGCACCAGATATTAATAATAATAGTCCTAAAGTAATAATAAATCCAGTATCTATAAAATATAATAACGAAATCATTAAATTTTATTAACATTTTTTTTAAAAATGTTTAACGAATATAATTATAATATTTTATTACTATACTATGAAATACTTATTTTTGGCTGGTTTCAGTGCATTATTTTTTGTTCTTACTGAATTACTTTATAAATTATCTAATTGTTCTAAAATGAAAACTGATTTATTTGTAGCCGTATGGTTCATTATTTGTGGATTAGTAGCTATAATTTATTATTTTGCAAAAAAATTTAATGAAGAAACTATACCATACGATACAATGATTGTAATAGTTTTAATGTCTATTTTTACCTTTATAGGAAATATATTTTACTGGGATGCGTGTAGATATCTAAGCAATCCAGGTATAGCAAGAACAGTTTACTCGGGTATATTAATTATATTATTATCATTAATTTCTGCCGTCACTTTTAATAATTATATATCAGTCAAGCAAAGTGGCTCTATATTATTAATTCTATTTGGTATAGGAAGTTTATTAATGACTGATTAATAGGAATTTTCTATATCATTGATTATTTCTTCTGGATATTCTAAATCTTTTAATACCTTTAATCCACCTTTTACTTTGCTAACACCGGGTTTTATTTTATAAGTACATTTGAAGTCTCCGGTATCTTCGTCTTTATTAATTTCCATATGATAATTTTTTGCTACACTCTTATCTAGTTTTTTACATAATTTATGATAATGAGTTGTTAGAATATAATTTACATTATTTTTTTTATTAATATGATTTAATAATGCGGATGCGCTTGAAATTGCTTCCTCGGGATTAGTTCCACTATACAGTTCGTCAAATACACATAAATGGTTCTTATCATTATTATCTTCTATAATAGTTAGAATATCTTTACAGCGTCTTGCCTCTGCTTGGAATAAACTATCACGACTTGAGGTATCGGGAATATTTATATAACAATGTATGTAATCATATATTTTAACATCTGCTTGTTCAAAGAACCCTCCACCTAATTGCTGACAAAGTAAGATATTAAATATAGATGATTTAAGTAAAGTTGTTTTGCCAGCTGCGTTTGGTCCAGTTAAAATTAAATTGTTGCTTAATTTGTATGTATTTTTAACAATTTTATTTTTTGGGTTGGTCAATAATTCACCGTAATATGAGTTTTTGAAAGTCGTGATTTCATTATTACCTACATAGTTACAAAAGTTAATACAGTTATTTTTGATATGTTTTTGTAAGGTTGATATATTTTGAATATAACCATTACAACCAAACGAAAAATATAAAGAATCAATTATACTTTGGTCGTTATGTAATTTGTAAAAACATTTCATGAGATGTCCCATTTCAAAAATTTTCTTGATGCTTATCTTATAAACATTAATTTTATTCAACAATGATAAATAATTCTTTAAAATTACTAAATTATTATTTAGATGTGTATTAAATTTTTCATATGTTATTAGATTTGATGTATGTTTTAATAGATTATTTAAGTTATTGATAGAATTACTAATATAATCTCTTATACTAAATATTTTTTCGTGTATATATTTTACATTTTTATAAAAATTACCACAACTAATAATGTTGTTGTACATTTGAAACACATAAAAAATAATACTTATCAATAGATAAGCTTTAGTTGAAAGAGGTGCGTCATAGAAGCCAGAAAAAAATTGACCAAATATATGAGAACTGAATACTTGTTTTAAATGTTCGAAATAAGAATCCAAAGTTATATTGTGTCCTTGTAATTTTATAATAAAAAATGGTAATAATAATAGTAGAATAGGAGCAACTAAACTTAATAAAGGATTAGCTAGATTAAATATTGAGAGCATTTGCATACAAATCTCATCGTTATTATATTTGTGAATATATGGTAAATTTATATATTGGTATTTCTCCATAAATCCATTATCTTTTGTAATGTCCTCGCAAGAATGATAACAATTTTCACATAATTCACTATCATTTTCAAACGACCCCGTATTTTTATAATTTTTCAATAAATCTTGTGTTTCGTTCAAAAAACTTTTATTATTAGTATAATATTTACTCCACTTATTGGTAATACATTGTTCTATTTGATTTTTAGGTTCAAAAATAGAATTATATAAGTTCTCTTTATAAGTATTACCGGATAAATCAGGTTGGTTTTTAAATTCTAATAATTCTAAATCTTCGTGTATATTATTTTGTATCTGAATTTTTTCATCAATCGTTTCTATAGGCAATTTGAATAGTTCTTCTATTAAATTGGTTTGTTTTGTAGTGTTTTCTTCGGTAATTAATAATTGTAATATTTTTTCCATTATTATTATTATTGTAAAATATATTTTTTACATATAGCAAACGAAATACACAATTAATTGAAATATATAATAAATACAATATAAGAATTTATTATATATTAATATATAATGTTGCCATTTACATATACATATGACATCAATTTTATAATGGACTTATGTAAAAATATTCCAGATAAAAATTTAAATAATGATGTTGAAAATTATTTAAATAACATATTGGTTGATATTAAGAAATCGTCCAATAATACAGGAACTGTTTTTAAAAATAATTATTTATATCATAAAAATAACAGAAATTTAAAGCCTTTTAAAAATAATAAACGACATAACAATTATAAAGATGAAGTTAATAAAACTTCTCCTGATAAATATAATATTGAAAAAAACTTAACGGAAAAAAACTTAACGGAAAAATTTCATGCTCAAAGTTATAGGGTTTCTCGTATATGTTATATTAATGGAAAATCTGATTATGAATTAATTATTACCAACATTAGAAAAATCCTAAATAAAATTACTGAGCAAACATATCAAAAACTAAAAAATGAATTTTTATGCTATTATAAATCTATTTATAATGATATTAGCAGTGATGACCTTAATAAAATTAATGGGTATATATTCGAATCACTTGTATATAACAACCTTCCATTTAATAACCTGTATTCAGATTTATTAAAAGATTTAATAAATATCGACCCTAAATTTAGCGAGATAATTAATAATAATTTAGAGATTTTCTATA